CAAATCTCCACTCATCCGAATGTGCTTCATATTCATACTACTTACTTTGACAACTTGGAGAACCTTTCACCGGAGTTCTTGAAAGAGGTCGAGGATATGAAAAAGAACAATCCCGAAAAGTATGCTCATGTGGTTATCGGCCGGTGGGCTGATGTTGCGGAAGGTGCCGTGTTCAAGAAATGGGGTATTGTTAAAGAGTTCCCGCAGTGGTGTAAGAAAGTTGCTCTCGCGTCTGACTGGGGTTATACTAATGACCCGTCAACTGGTATTCGGTGCGGTATTATTGATAACCGGTTGTATGTAGATGAACTCTTCTATGAAACAGGAATGTTAACCAACGCTATCGCTGAAAAACTAAAACCGTGGGGCTTGAAAGTATATGGTGATAGTGCAGACCCTCGTTTGATACAAGAAATTAAGAATAGGGGAGTGAATATCTATCCAGTAGATAAGTTCCCTGGTTCAATCAAGGCTGGCATTGACAAGATACATGAAATGGAACTATTCGTTACAGAACGTTCTTATCACATCATTGAAGAGCTTCGCAAATATGTTTGGGATAAGGATAAAGACGGCCATTATATCAATGAACCTATTGATGCTTACAATCATACGCTTGACCCTATTCGTTACTATATCTTGGGACACATTCTCGGACGTATTTTGAAGCCGAAAGATAATTCTGGAGTATTTGGACATTAAAATATAATCAAATGAAAACGATAGACGAAATTTTAGCACTCGAAGATATAGACCGGAAAATCTACTATCTGAAAAAAGGTCGTAAAACTCAGCTTCCAGACCGGGAGAAACTATATGCTGATTGGGACCCCAATAAGCATGAAATCATCATGGATGAAGAAAAGTATCCACAGATAGAAATCACTATTGAGCAGGAGAAAGAGGTATTTGACGAAAAGACAGGCAAGACTACTGTCATCCCGAAAAAGACAAAGAAGGTTGATCCTAACCGGATTGCCCTTCCTCTTGAACAGGATATCGTGAACATCCAAACGGCTTTCACCGTTGGTACTGAGCCAAAGATGAACTGTACTCCAGATGAATCGGAGAAAGGTATCTTTGAAGCTTTGAAGCAAGTCCTGAAGAAGAATAAAATCAAATATCAGAACCGGAAGATTGTTCGTTCTTGGCTATCAGAACAGGAAATAGCTGAATACTGGTATGTAACAAAAGACGATGGCTTCTGGGCGAAGTTAAAGGCAAAAGTAGCCAATCTATTTGGCAAATCTATGCCTCAATACAAACTACGTAGTGTTCTTTGGTCACCGTTCCGGGGTGATAAGCTATATCCTTTCTTTGATGATTCTGGCGATATGGTCGCTTTCTCTCGTGAGTACAAAAAGAAAGACCTGGACGACCACGAAATCACCTGTTTTATGACTGTGACGAAAGATGTAGTTTACCAGTGGGAGTTAGACAAAGGTTGGGAGATGGTTCCCGCTTTCAAGCATGGCTTTAAGAAATTACCAGTAGTATATAGCTACCGACTGGAGGCATATTGTGAGAAGATAAAGACTATTCGTGTACGTTTGGAAAAACTTCTTTCCAGCTATGCTGATTGTATCGACTATCATTTTTTTCCTATCCTAAAACTGTTCGGAGATGTAGAAAAGATGTCCGGTGAGTTCAGGAGCCGTGTTGTTCAGTTGACGGGAGAGGGGGCAGACGCAGTATATTTGACTTGGAATCAAACCAGCGATCCTGTTCGAGTCGAGTTTGAAAATCATTTTAACCAAGCGTATGCGCTAACTAATACTCCGCGTATATCATTTGATCAGCTAAAAGGGAGTGGTAACGCATTATCAGGTGTTTCCTTCCGTTATGTCTTTATGGGAGCGCACATGGCAGTAGAAAATTCAGCAGAAGAAATCGGAGCTTTTATGCAGAGACGTATTAATTTCCTCATATCGGCACTTGGCTCAATCAATACTAATTTCGAAAAACCTTCCGAAACAATTGATGTTGAAGTTGAAATTCAACCCTATATTATTGATAATTTGGATGATAAAGTATCTACTGCTGTCTCCGCTGTAAATGGTGGAATATGGTCACGCCGAGAAGGTATCTTGTTTGCCGGAAACATGGATCGCATCGACGAAGAGCTGAAAGAGATTGAAGAAGAGCAAGCTGCAAAGACGAAAATCGAAAGAATAGAACAAAAATAGGTGGCTTAGTTAGAAAAATTACGAGGTTTATAAATTCGTGTATTTAAAAATAGAACATTTTAATCATTTTAGTCATGGGAAAGAAGAAGCCTAAGAAGAAAGGCGGTAAAGGCTGCTGATCAGGATAGCGGTTGCTCCGGTGGGGTAGCCGCTATTTTTTTAATATTCATAGTAAAATAATGAATACTATGTTTGTTTGTATTCGTAATATTACTATATTTGCATAGTAATTAAGTCCAAGCGTTATGAGTTACAAATCAATTAAAGACGTTGTAACTATGTTGCAAGAAAACGGTTTTGAATTTAAGAGTCAGAAAGGTAGCCACTTGAAGTTTGTCAAAGGCGACAAGACAGTTATCGTACCGAATCATAACAGCAAAGGCGTTGAGAAAGGCACTTATTACAGCATTTTGAGACAAGCGGGGCTAAAGTAGCCCCCCTTGTTCTCATTTAAAAAAATAGGAGGTAATATGAAAACGGTAGAAGTAATTGTTGAACATGCGGGAAAGAATCTAAGTGCGTACATCGAAGGTGCTCCGGTCATTACTGTTGGTAACGACATGAAAGAGATTGAGGATAATATGAAAGAGGCTATCGAATTGTACTTAGAAGACAATCCTAATCCAGTAGAGATTCTGACCGGAGAATTTGAGCTAAAGTTTAAGATCGATGCTGCCACTTTTATCAATTACTACAGCAGCATCTTCACGAAAGCGGCATTAAGCCGGATAACCGGCATCAATGAACGTCAGTTGTGGCATTATGCTGCCGGAGTGCATAAACCCCGCAAACAACAACTGGAGAAGATTCAGAAAGGTATTCAGTCTTTGAGTAAGGAATTGTCGGTTATAAATTTATTGTGATAATGGAAAATACAGAAATTGTTTTAAATTTTCCTGTACATAAATTGAATAGTGAAATAACAGAGAAAATTTCAAAAATTCGATCATCGCAAATTCCAGAACAAATTCAAAAAGGATTGCAAAATGAAATTATGTGGGTTGATCTCTTAGGGAAGATTACTACGGTCGCTGAGTTAGATTCTCTTAATAGAGTCAAGTTATCTTCTGCATATTGCCAGTTCTTATGGATCATATGTGATATAGCAATTAAAACTTATGATGCTAATGTTTTAGAATTGGAATTGGCAAAAGAAACAAAGGAAATAAAAGACGCTTTAATTAAAATGGTAAAACTGTCTCAAAAAAGAACAAAAGAAATTGATGTGTTAAACGAAATTATAGATCATCAGGCTGTTTTTGAGAAGGCTTTTTCTGAATTTGGACTAGCAGAACAATTGATAACAACTAAATTCACAAAGGAGGATGTTAGCCGTTTTAATTGTTTGGATATGACCAGTGATTATGGAAGTAAAACTAATTCAGTCTATTGTTATGGTATAATTTTTATTCTTTTGCATGAATTAGCTCATTTCCGATTTGGGCATATTTGTCCTACTAAAGAAGATGAGAAAGATGCAGATAGTTTGGCCTTTTGGGATATTTATTATGACGTTCTAGATACAGATAAGATTACTGCGACTCTTGGGGTTATTTCAGCTCTTTTTTCATTACTGTTTTTTTCAAAGGATTTAAATGGAGATGAACAACATCCTGACGAAGACAAAAGAGTATTTGAAATATTTGACATAGTGCGAGACGATTGTGCTAATTACGCAGGATTGATAGTACAATTTTTTAAACTATGGGCTTTCTATTGGAATATAAAAGATTTTCCTTCTATGTCAGAAACATATGAACAAACCTTAGATGATATTAAGAATTGGCTTGAAAAAAAGAAAAAATAAAATCGTTAGGCGTGATTCCTACCCGGTTTCACGCCTTTTTATATATATTCAGCACATTGCCTCTTAATGTGCTTTTCTTCTCCCTTCAAAATTTCCCCTTCTATTCCCATCCATTTACTTTTATGCTGATTTTACGACAATAGCTCTATTGTCATGTATTCCGTATTCTGAAATTTCTTATCTATACATAACCTATCTACTTTTATACCAAAGATTTTAAACGAAAATTCATACGGTATGAAAGAAAAGATTTTAGCATTACTCAAAACCAAATTCCCTGGGGTTGATGAAGCTACTTTAAGCCGGATCGCTGAAAAGAAAGCGGTCGGTGTTACGGACGAAAGCCAATTACAGACAATCGCGGATGGAGTAGGCTTTCAGGACGTGTTAAATTCCTATGGTGATTTCCGGGCTAATACAGCCGTTACCTCCGCAGTGACTAACTACGAGAAGAAACACGGCTTGAAGGACGGTAAGCCAATCGAAATCGAGAAACCGGTAGAAAAGCCTGTTGAGAAACCTGCTGATGACATGGCAACCATCATCGCCAATGCAGTGAGCGCAGCCATGAAACCTCTCTCCGATAAACTTACTCAGTTTGAGACAGAGAAGTTACAGGCTACCCGTCAGGAGCAGATTTTGGCAAAGGCTAAAGAGTATGGTATTCCCGAATCGCAAGCAAAGCGTTACGGTATTCCTGAGGACGCAGACTTGGATGCTTATTTCAAGGATGTAAAGCAGGAATTGACGAACGAAGGCTTTGAGGGCGTGAGAAGTCCCGAAGTAGGTGGTGATACGAAAACGGAAGCGGAATCTATCGCCAGCATGATTAGCGAGGGGACAAAAACGATTGTTGAACAAAACAAAAATTAATCATGGCAGCAGGTACTAAGTACAATTTAATCCCTGAAAAGGAGGTGCAAGAATTTTACCGTGTTG